CCGCCGTTAGCAGCTCCTTCGACATCATCGACTCTTGGAATAGGCACAAACTGACTAGGTGTGAAGAATGCCTGCTGAGCTCCGTAGCCGTAATTTTCAATATCTGACACAGGAAGCTGCGATCGCTGGTACTCGTAGAGCTCAAGTCGTTTTTTAAATTGCTCATCTGATTCGTTTGGCCGACGGACTGGAGGCTGTGGAATGTCTGGTGGGCTCAGCACAGAATCGAGCAGCAAGGCCCCACCGACAACTGTTAATGGATTTTCTAATGCGTAATCAAGCGCCGTGCCGCCAATGCCCTTATAGTAGTCGAGGTTAGTCAAATCATCTAAACTTGGAAGCGAGTCTAAGAACGAACCTCCAACACTGCCGACCGTTCCAAGCCCACTTGGAGCACCAAGCCTAAACGAATCTGACACAGGAACTGGATCAAATATTCGTGAAAAGTCAATGTCACCCGTCAAGTCAGTAGGCAATGGAGCGTCAAGATCAAAATCAGGAGCCTTAAATCCAGGCTCGTTTTGCTTAATAATTTCATCCATAGCCTGATCAAAATAGCTTTGAGGAGCTTGCGAGCCAACGTCAACTCCTGGCAAAGTTTCACCTGGTGCAAAGTCGTCAAGACCCATTTCATACAACGAGTCAGGTGGCAAATAACTAGGAGCTTGCACTGGCGGAGCACTAACGTCTAAGCCCGGCAAGGTTTCACCTGGTGCAAAATTATCAAGGCTTAGTTCATACAAAGAGTCAGGCGGATAAAAGTTTGTCGGGGTTGGGGGGCCTGAAGACATTCCAGAAAAATCGAAGTCTGGAGAAGGTGGACCCTGATACCCACTTACATAGGGGTTTGTTCCAGCCCCTGCATCAATTGGGTTACCAAAGGCATCAATGTCAACTCCAACCTCTGGAGCAACGTCGCCTTCAAAGCCTATCGCGTCAGGTCCAAATAGAGCATTGCTTGCTGCAGTCGTTGCGCCGACTGTTAGGCCAGTTACAGCGGCCTCTTTTAATGCCTGGTCGAAGTCTTCGCCTTGCGCGACGTTGGAGGCAAAGTTACCAGCAGCTGCACCAGCACCAGTTGCAACTGCTCCGCCAGCTGGTACTCCAAGAGTAGGAGCAAGCATTGGTCCTAAATAGTAAGCACCAGCAGCTGTTGCAATTGCGGTTAATGGGTCATTTTTAATTGGCTCCCAAACGTAGTCGTCGATAGCACGTCCAACGTCTTGGACGATGTCGATAGCTCCTTCAAAAACGTCGCCAACAGCCTCGGCAATTCCACCACCAACATCTTTGACCAGCTCAACAACGGCGCTCATTATTCAATCTCCTCTGAAACTGCGCTTAGTGGGCCCATCGAAGTCTCAGCGCCTTGTTGTTGCGGTCCAAGCTTCAAGCTGACTTGATAGCCGCCGTCGTCCATCATTTGCACCTGATAGCCCATGCCTTCTCGTGGAGGATCTTGGCTAATGATGCGGAAGATATTCAATAATGACTGGTCATAGAATTGTGTGACAAGAGCGTAAAAACCGGCGTTGTACGCGTCCTCAACAAACTGATAACTTGCGTTAAGAAAGTTTTCTGCAGTGTCTGCATTTAATGCTCTAAAAAAACCTGTGCCGGGCTTTTTTTCGTTGCCATCGATGATGAAGATTGTGTTGCCGTAGCGCAAGAACTTATTGCCAGGCATCTCAACCTCTTTGACAAACGCTGCGGCCACGATTTCAACGGGATATTCTGATTGACTTTGCTCTGCTGCGATTTGCAGAATCTGCCCGACTTCGAGCATCTGTTCGTTACTGTCGACTACCATCACGTGACCTCTCGGTTAAATACGGCAGCCGAATACACGTTACCCATACCAGCTGCCAAACTCAAAATAAGTCCATCAGGGGCTTGCGTGGCAGACGACAGGAACACAGCGTCTTCTTCAGTCCTGTTTTGGATTTCTGGAACAATGCCCGCATTCAAATCATCAAGCAGCAGCAACGTCTCTAACAGGCCACTTGCCCCCATCGTGTGGCCAATCTTTTGCTTATAAGATGTGGCAACAAATTCAGGCAGTGTTTCGACTAGAGCGCGTCTTTCAGCCACGTTGTTTGACTTCGTGCCTGTTCCATGCGTCTTGACGATTTTAATATATTCTGGCTCAGTGCGGCTTAATTTCAATGCACCGTCAATGGCTTTAATAAACCCCTGGCCGTCTTCTCTTTGGCCGATGGCATTCGCATCACCTTCTGCTGCAGTCCAGGCTCCTAAGAGCTCTAGTGACGCCGAGGAGCCATTTTTCATCCTTGCCTCTTCTGACTCAAAAATCGCAACTGCCGAACCTTGCCCAATGTAAAAACCGAAGTTTTTTGAGTCAAAGGCCGATGGCATGACACCTTCGTCCTGCGAGGTCTTTTCCGTTAGGCAAGCACCAGATTCGCCAAAAAACTGCAGCGTCATGTTGTTAACCTGGTCCTCAACTGCAAGGACAATTACACGGTCAAAATTGTAGTGGCGGATTAACGTCTGCACGTCGACGAGCACCTTGAGCCCGCTGGTGCATGCGGTCGCATCAGTTGCTATGTGATCCATTTCTCCGAATTGATTTGCAGTTCTTCCTGTCCACACATTTGTCAGCGTTAGCGGCAAAAACTTATAGTCACAGGTAAACTGATTTTTACCAGCAAATCTGCGACCTTCGCCACCGAAGGTCATAGTTCCACCAGCTAAAATAAAAGCAGTCCTATCGACAGGGTTTGCTGCAACGTATTCATAAACGTCAGCGGTTAAGCATCGTTCGGCTACGCGGTGTGCAGGATAAATAAGCCCCGTGTGCGCATTTTTATAGGTTGCAGGATCCCAAAAAACGCGCTGCGGGTAACTGACTTCCTCAATGAGCTTGCACTCTGTCGCGTGCCACTTGCTTGCCTTAGTCATGAAGATTCTCATTTGAGATCCGCAATCGCTTGATCTATATCTTCAGGAAACTTTTGAGCGATCTTTTTGATGATTTCGAAAAGTTCTGCTGGCGTTTTTGCCATTATGTTTTTTGCGTCTTCTTCGCTAATGCCAAAGACGTCTGCAATGTAAAGACCGATCAACAGCATGTCAAGGCTATCAATCGTCGTATCTGCAAACTGCATGTTCATGTCGTCAATGTCTGGCGCCTCTTTGTGAAAAGGCTTTGCAATTCTGACAACAGCGTTTAACAGCTTAAGAAATTCTTCTTCTTTCATGAAATCACCCCGCATAGTCTACTGGCCCATTCGCGCCAGTCGTTAAAAGCACGCGGATCTGGAGGGTTCTTTTGGCTAAGACCAGAGATCGTCACAAACTGCGTTCCCCACGTCTGCCAATCGGCCTCGTCATCCAACCTCATGAGTGGTCCATATTGATCGAGGTCGAGTACGACCTGATCTGCCCAATCACGTAGTTCGATCATAACAGGTTGAGTGATCAATTGACACCACCTAGAACGGTTCCTGTGCCAGGTTCGACGTGAATAATGACCTGGCCCATTTGATAGTCGCCGTTGACCGTGTTCGATTCAAACCTAAAGCGGAGCTGGCGGCGTTCTTCTTTGAAGTTAACAACCTGGTCATACGGCGTAGGTGGGTTTTCATAGATCGTCATCGTTGGCCCTGCGACCTCTTTTGACCTTGAGTTTGCACGGCCCGTAATATTGACCGTCATGTCGCCAGACTGCACAAAGTCAGGTTCCATCATGTCAACGTGAATTGACCGGCTGATAGGATTTGAGCCTCCAGCAACAAGGCTAAGGTCAGCCGTTTCGAAGAAACTTTGGATGGCGCTTACAATTTGACCATCAATCAGATTCGTTCCTGTTTCATGCTGCCAAACGCGGTAGCCTTCTACCGTTTCTAAGATTCGTGAATCGCCGTCCTCAGTAATCCGATCGTCGTCGCCCTCAGTAATCCGGAAGTTGATAACGGTAGGCGGAGTTTGCTCAGCGTCTGTAAGAAATGGTTTACCATAGACTGGCGAAAATTCGCCTGCAGTTCTGCCAAGTCCAGGCAACTCTGTGTCATACCAAGTGTTTTCCCTGATGTTATAAATAACCGCATGCGTGCATTCAGTAGCATCTCCCCTTGGATAGCACCACCAAACCTCACCAAACCGTGGCACCTTATATGCAAAAACTCGTTGCGCCGCAGAACGATTTAATCCGTCGAAAAAATAATTTAAGTTGAGATTGTTCGGGATTTCGCGCACAACGCCATTGAACATTAAAAAGCGGTCTGTTCCGCACCACATGTAGATCCCGTCATACTCTATGACTGAGGCAGCTGAAAGGATTGATGACTGGCTTGTGATTGTGTCAAACTGAAAAAGCTGCGCGCCCCCAATAAAGCTAGCGCGTACAACCGCGTCCGCTGACCAAAAAAGACCCGCCGGAGCGTTACCGGGTCCTCCTCTAAGGGGTAGGCCCCTTACGATCTTTTGCGCAGCAACGCGGGCGCTCCCTGAACCCGATCCGCTAAGATCTGTTGGATCGCCAGGCACTGACCAGCCAAGGGCACCATCTGACCCAAAATAAAAGAGATAGGGGTGTAGGACAACGACGCCTCCTGTTGCGTTTTCACTTGCAGGAATTGTGACTTCAGTTAACGGGGCCGTGCCCAGTAAGTCGCCTACAAAGACTTGACCACCTAAGTCATTACAGATGCAGCCGGCATTGGGAGCAACTTGCGCGATAATTTTATTCGAGGGAGTGATATTGACAGAGTCGTAAAGTACGTCAAACTGCCAAATGTTAGCCTGACTTCCGACGAGCGTTGTCGGAGTGCGATCGAAGACAAGCGAGCTTGCTCCTATACTATCTAGCTCGAGCCTCTCAATATAGTTTGCTGATCCAAGGTGAAAGTACGTAAAAGAGTTTTCTGTATACGTCTTCATTCCGCGGCAGATTTCTTTTATGTATCTGCTAACAGATCGATAGCCCCCAATCTTTCTTGGAAGACCTCGTTGCCAACGGACCCACTGGCCGTCGACGTAGTACTCGCCTTCAAATTTTGTGCCGTCTCTCTTAATCCCAGGAAGGGACTTAAGCACCATAGGCTGCAAAGGCATTAGTAGGTACCGCCTTCGATTGGATCAAGGCCTAAGGCAACCTGAGCTGCTCCCTGGTTTGCTGCTGTAAATACTGCAATGCCGGTTGCAGTTCCGCCAAGGTTGATCCTTGCTGCAGACGCGCTTGTTGCACCAGTACCGCCTTCGCTAATTTGAATCGGAACAGAAACGCCGCCGGTATCTGCAAGCACAACATTTGTTCCGTCACAGTAGCAAATAGTTCTTGCCCCTTGCGGAACGCTCGGACCCGTTCCAGAAGCAGTTCTAATCGTTAAGCTAAAGCTGCCTGTTGTCGCGTTACTGACCCAGTATTGCTGCACAGTCGCAGGCACAATAATGTTGCGGTTTCCAGTTAAAGTGCCTGTAAAGCTATATGCAATGCGATTAAGTTCGGCTCCAGAAAGGCTGTAGTTTCCAGTTCCTGCGACGTTAATTGAGGTGTAGTCAAAAGCAAAGACCGGCGCTTGACCATAGCCAATTGTGTAGAATGAAGTGCCATCGGTTACAATCAATGCCGAGTCGCCTGGCTGAAAGTCTATGGCAGCAATGCCGTTAATTGTTTCTGATCCAGAAGGATCGAGCGTCAAAGAACCCGTACCCTCATTACGCAGCTGAATAAACCAGTTGTTTTGCAGCGTCGCAGCTGAGGTTAACGACAATGTGCCGGCGCCTCCAGTCCAAACAAAGGTTCTTGATCTATCTGTTGTGCCTGCCGTATAGTTCGCGTTAAATGTTGCAACCGGGTAGGCTTGTGAAAGTACGGTGCCAATTGCAATAAGGCCTGTACCGGCAAGCGCTGAAGCATTTGCCGCGCTTGCTGCTGCCCCGTACTGAAAAGCTCTCCAAGTGCCCGCTTCTGTTGTGTTATCAGTTAGATAAATCTGCCAGGTTGTACCTGCAGCAGCAGATAAGACCTGCACGCCAGCTGCATCTTTAACAACAAATGCGTTTGCGCCGACGTTGTTGAAAAGTATTGTTTGCCCAGTTGACGCCTGCGTTGCGTCGGGTAGGATAATTGCAAAGGGTCCGGCGCTTGGTGTAACGTCGACAATTGAAGCAATTAGGTTTTGCCCAGGTGCTGACTCAACAGGCCAAAAGTAAGTTTGATCAGCGGTAAGCGTTACTGCCTCATAGCTGACGTCTGATGGGTAGATGTTGCTGCCGCCAAAAACATTTGTGTAGACAGTCATAATTAGGCCTCGTTTCTCGCTGCAGACCTGTCAAGAATCTTTGATAAGTCCTCACCATTGAGGGCTTGTGCCGCCATACCATACATGTTCTGCCAGACAGGAATGCGTTCGTCGTTTTTAAGATAAGGGGTTGCTTCAAGCAAAGTTGCATAAAGCACTAGATTTGGAGCAAACTCAGTCAGCCAGTTTGTCTGGTTGTTGTCGTCAAGCAGCGCCGGAAGCTCGTAGTATAGAATTTCAATAGGATAGTCAGCATCAGGTGTTGGCGCCAAAAGCCAATTCTGATAACTGTAGTCAGTGTAAAAAACTGGTTCTTCAGTTAATTGCTGATTTGGCCAATATTCGCGAACGTATTCATAGCTTCGTACGAATAGAGTTTTGCGCTCGTTGTTGCCGCTGCCAATGCCAATGTTAATGCTGATTGTTTCTCGCCACCTGTCGGGCTTAGCGTAAACTGGAACTCCGGTTTGCAGGGTTGAGGTGACAACAGTTTGAAAGCCTTGAATCTTTAAGTCACGGCTAATCCGGCGTTCAGCAAAGTTTATAAGCTTCGGGATCTGCGCAAAGACCAAAGGATCAGTTGAAGCCGAAGCCCCACGTTCTAAGTAGCTGCGCACGTCATCTTGCAGCGAATTAAAGGTCATTGCTTGTGGCATGACTTATCCTAATTTAAAAACAATCGTAAGTAGCATTGTAATAATAAATGCAACTGAACCCATCAAAATTTGTTCAATTCTCTTCAACCTGCCCTCAATAGAGGCATACCTTATTTCGCAAATAGCCTCGTGCTTGTCAATACGGGCCATACTTTCTTCGATCATTAAATTGCTGGCGTTTTCCACGACTTTTTCCTTTCTTACGCTACCAATCCTTCAAGATAAACAGTTTTACCATCTTTTTTAGTGGCTGTCAGTACCTGCTTTTTTAAATCATTGGGGTCATAAGAAACATGAACCCAACCCGAATCAGTTATGCCCGGTGTATAAAATTCTAATATTAATTGACGAAAATCGCAATTGTCTGCTATCCACTGGGCCAAATCAGCGTTAGCGATGCTGGGAATCTCGATGTCTGCGGCAAAGCCTTTACAGTGGTCCGATGTTGCACTGCCACCAACCTTGGCGTTTACAAGCGGATGCCTGTATCCACTGTTGACCTTGACCCCCATGCCGTAATAGTTACGCACAGGTTGTAAAACGTTTTCGCACAGCAGTCGCATGTTCTCAATCTCAGTTTCGGTTGGGTCGTTTGCCATATTAAAGCGCAAGGCAGTCTCGGACTTGGTCATTTCCGACAAAGTGAAGTTCTGGGTCAGGTTCACTTCTTTTCCTTCATAGCTAAAATTTTCTCAAGGGTACGCCCACCAAAATAGAAACTCATAATAAGCATACCCCACTGCCCGAGAAGCTCAACATAAGACTGATTTACTTCGATCTCCCATGCCGACATCAAGCCAAAGACAGTGTAGGTCAGCAATATAAAGATGAGCGTTAGGGGCCTGATGTTCTTAGACAACCACGAGTCAGAGTGCATATCAGCTTCGGCTCGCTTGGTTAGTTCCTGTGCCTCAATGTTGTCTGCGTTGAGTTCGGCCAGCCTGCCGTCTTGCTCCATCCTTTTTAATTCAAATATCGCTTTGGCTTTAGCTTCTGGGTCAGGTACAAACTTATCCAAGACCTTCTCGCCAATCGAAAGTATTGCGGCTAATGGGATCATTTTGCGTACCTGAAGATAAAGTCAACTGCCATGTACAGCACCACGCACCCAACTACGACTACGGCTGAGACACCACCATAAATAAACAAGTCGTCCCAGAACTTCTTTTGCATCATCTCTTGCTCTTGCTTCATGCGGATGCGGTCTGCCCGTATTTTCCTGCGCATTTCAAGGAACTTGCGGTACCCATCCAGACTTCCGTATCCACCTTCAAGGTTGCAAAATGCCCCATATAAAAATTCAAACCGTATTTCCTTCTCTATAGACATCAACTTATGCTCAGCCTCAAAGACATTAAAGGCTTCTTGCGTGTCGTTGCCAAACTCTAAATTACCGAAGAGCTTGGGCTTCTGGGGCTTGTTCTTGGCAGTCGTTATGTGCTGCTCAAGCTGGTCGGCAAGCCCTGCGTATTTACTAAGTTGTGACCAAACGCCCTCGGCCTCCTGAGCAAACTCGGAGGCTTTCTTGATTCCGTTCCATACAGCAGTACAGGCGGCGAGGATGGTTATTGGATCCACTAAGCACCTTGCTCGACCCACGAGGTGGTTGCTTCATCCCACGAGTATCGCTTGGGTGGCTCGCCCGTACCGGCATC